TTTGCCTACTAGCAACTTGGTTACATACTCTTTAACTACCTTGCCGTATGGAAACCACTTCTCTGGAGTGTCAACACCAATCATACGCACTCTTAGACGATGCCAAATATTAAAACCAAGATCAATAGAAAGATCTAGAGTATCTCCATCAACTGCCTTTTCTACAATTGCTTTATAACTAAACATTATCCTTTGGCAATTCTTTCATCAATTTATTATGTGCATCAGCAAACTTTTTCATAATTTCTGAAGGCTTGTTTCCTGGCAATTTACCAGTCTTATTATAATATTCTACCATTTCTCCAACAGATTCGTCATATTCAGCAATAGCAGCCTGAACGTCTTCAATATACTTAAAGGCTGCATCACGAGAAGTAGAAATAAACTTAATAAACCCATCAGTGTTTTCTAGCTTCTTGTTATTCTTCATAGATACTTGCTCTGTTAGTTTTACTTTAAAGTGTTCTCTATCGATCTCAGCCTGATGTAACTGAGCAGCAAGTTTACGATACCTCAATCTTGAAAAAATATAGGCAGTCGAAACTACAAAAAATAAAACAATAAAAAGAATTGATACAATCATTTCTACAATATTAGACATTGATGTCCTCCACGTGTGTTACCCAGAAGTACTGGCAGCGGTCACAGCATGGCTTGTTGTTCTTACTTTGCAATGCTTTGATGAACTGTGGGTACGACTCTGGCTCTTTCTTAAATAGATTAGCTTTATGTGTAGTAGTTACACGCTTCATAATCTTCTTGTTTGACATCCAGGATGGATTACCCATACCCCACAGACTGCCATACTTGTGACGTAGATTATAGATGTTTTCTGAGTTCTTGTCAGTCTTGATACCCCTCTGATCTGCCTCAATAATCATAACCTGAACATAGTTGTATAGACCAAACTCATGTCCACGCCACATCTTAACTGCTGGATGATTACGCCAACCAGCAGTAGGAGACGGATTAGAAAGCACATTAAGAACCTGGTAGCATTCCAGTATCTGCTTGTTTAGCCTTTTGCTATCCAATACTTCTGCTACACGCTCATAATCTTTGTATGGTAAAAATGTTTGCATTACTGCTCTTCTCCACCCTCTCGTACAAGTAGTACGATAGCTCCATTATCTTCAAGGGCTTTCTTAACCCTTACCATATATTCTACAGCACGACGCTTGTCTTCGTCAAGTAGCTTCATGAATTGTTTGTCACTAGCTTTTACTGTAATAAAATTATCATTATCAATTAATTGCAGAGCAAAACCCTTTGGACAAAAGTGTGCCAAAGAATGGAATGCTCTAGACATTTGTTCTGTATACATATTATTTATCCATTGCTATAGTACGCCAGGTGTTTTCCCAGTCTTTTTTAGATCTATGATTATTGAATTCTTTAGAGATAGACCCATTCTCTAAATAGATGCCACCCCAGACACCCCATTCTTTTCCAGACACTCCAAGTGCAAAACATTCTTTACGCACTGGGCACTCAGAACACAGCTTGTCAATTGCTGGACGTAGCTGCTCGTTTTCTTCGTACTGATCAAAAAAGAAATTAGTATCATATCCTCGGCATGAGGCATCTTCTTTCCATGAATGCTTATCCATATTACCTCACAAGCTTGTTGGCAATATCCCACCCTTTTTCGGTGATTGGGAAGCGTTTTACCATGCACCACTTCCCATTGACACGAGCACCAAATTTAGATGTGCGAGCTTTTTCAGAAGGATAGAAGTGAATTACATCCCAACCGTCCCACTTAAGCTCCCTATTTTTATTTACAATTTCTTCCATTTTCTTAAGAGAGGAAATTAACATTATTTTCACCTTCTGTGTAGATTACCCTTTTAATGTTTGTTGATTCTATTACTGCTTGACAGTAGACACAAGGTTTACTATTACGATCTTTACCCTGCCTGTTGACTCTCGCAACATACAAGATAGCTCCACTCACAGCGAACCCTGCATCCCTTATTGCTTCCACCTCAGCATGTCTTGAACAATGTGTCTTAATATGCTCAGGAGAAACCTGCATAGGATGATTCTTATCTTTGTTGTACCCCATCCCTAAAACTCTTCCAGACTTTACCACAACTGCTCCGTGCTTCTGTCTAGATCTTGACTTCACAGCCATATACCTAGCTACAGAGAGAAAAGAACTTTCGCTTTTGCTAAGAGGCATTGCGATACCTATAAACTTCTACCGTAACGTCCCTAGACTTGGCAGAGTTAACTATAGTTGGTAGCACTTCCCTTTCTACTGCAAAGTATGCAAAGTAGTCAAGCTCATACAAATAATCCCTAATCCAACTTTGAGGAACTTTACGAACCTGAATCCTAATGCCCCTGCTACGAAGACTACGTTCTGACACGTTGGCAAACTCAAGTGCCATCTCATTAACACGACGTGGTCCAGCAGTGTACAAAAATATTTGCTTATCTTCTGGGTCCATACGGAACATTGCTGTCCCGATCGCACTCAAAAAGATTGAATAGTCATCAAACTTATTACTTCCCTGCACTGCGATAATCATCGTCATCCTCCGTAAGTTTTTCTACTACAAACATAGTATGTTCTAATTCTACATGATCCATGGCTATTGTGTCAACTTCTCTAGACGAATTTCCATCTATTTGTCCATCTACCATGTCTGCAATATATAGTTGATTGTCTTTAATCCAATAAGCTTTATCGTCTAAGATCATAACTTTAATATGATCCCTATTTAAATACTTATCAGACTGCTTAGGCTTACTTTGCTTGATCTCTTCCGCCAGACTAAGTCCAGTCAAAAGCTTATACAAATAACTCTGTGTTCTCTGAACAACAAACTGCTCTTCTTTTGTTTTCTTAGACAAAAAAATATTGGACACATAGGTAGCTGCCATGGCAATTATGGCTCCAACAAGATATTCCATAATAGCTATTCTCCCTTATGCCTCATAGCCTCCATAATAGAATAAAGAGTCATTCGCTCCTCATAGGCTAGCTTGCTCACCTCATCTGGATCAAGAGCTTTTTCAGTAATACGAACAACAGGATTTTCTTCCATCTTATTCATTGAAATAAATCCCTTAATCCAAAGAACATCAACTAATTCTAAAAACATTTTTTCTGTTTCCTCACCGACCCATGGCATTGCTTCAACAAGCTCAGGAGTAACTTCATAAAGAAATTCTCCAGTCTCTGGATCAATAGAACTAACTTGGACAAGACCCTTTAAGATTAATGCATCAAGAACCCTGCCAATCTCTTCATCAGATGGTTTATCAGTCATCAAAAATCCTAAAAGTTGTAAATGCTATGCTTTAATCCAAGACGTTCTCTCTCGTCTACTGTCTTAAATGCAAACTTATCCATGGCTTCTTTACCAGACTCACTATCCACAATTTTGGAGTAGTGGTGGGAACAAAACATTAGCTCTCCAGTTACCCCCTCAACCTTAACATAAGCCTGTGCACCACAAGAGTCACAGCGATCTAGCAAGGTCAATTCGTACTTCTTTGTTTGTTCTGCTACCGTCAAGGTTATACCTTTCTGTTGTCTGTTTTATAGAAGCCACTTCCATTAAACGTAACTCCTACATTAGAGTATACCCTCTTTAGTGGCACATTGCAAGTTTCACATTCGTATGACCCGTCAGGGTCTGTGATAGATCTAAAAATAGTATTAGATTTACCACAGACCCCACAGGCGTATTCATAGGTTGGCAAAACGTTATGCCTTCTTACGAGGAGATCTTGCCGACCCCTTTGGAGCTGACTTCTTAGCTGCCTGAGCTGCTCGCTGAGCTTCTAGACTAGCTGCTTCACGCTTGGCTGCTCTAACCTCTGGAGTTGGTACAACAATAGAAGTTAGAATAGAAACGATACCAGCAAGAAGGGCTACGCCACCTACCTGTGTCCAATCAATTGCCGAAGCAGTAATGAGCTGGTCACTACCGATAATAGCAAGAGCTGCTGCTGCAGCTGCTTTGACTGCCGTCTCAAGGGCTGATGCCCAGAACTGAATAGTAATCATATATATGTATTCCTTTCATTTGACTACATATTAATGTTACAGCATTTTCAATTAGAATGCAAGTTTATCCGTCAGCACCTTCAGAATGTTCTTCTTCATATTCACCGAATCGAATTCTCTTATCTTCATTCCATAGTCTTACATCTTCATATGTTGCTGATGTAGTATAAGCTGTTACGATGATTGACACTAGAGCTACCCCACCAATAATCATTTCAACACCAATTTGGCTATCCATGAGAACGGTGAACGCACCAAACAAAACCATTCCAAAACCAAGGATGTAAGCACCGTGAATGAGTCTACGTCGGTATCTCCAGCTTGGGCCAGTTGCTAGTGCTTCATCGTCTGCACTTCTTTGAATCTTTCTTCTATGTGATCTAGCTTGCATAGAATTAGATAATGCTGCTATGACATTTGCCCACATTAGTATTTACCTGCATTCAAACAAGCTTGAAGGGCACTGATTGATCCCTTGCCGAAAACCCCGTCTATTCTACCAGTGTAAAAGCCTAGAGCCTTAAGCTTAGACTGAACAGCTTTGTATGTTAGAGGGCCAGGTGCACCATCAATTCTGCCATTATAGTGCTCTTTAGCAGATCTTTGGACAGACATCCAAGTCATAACACCTGGTCTGCCATCAACACGACCAACGTAGCCATACTTTTCTTTGAGAACAATCTGCCAAGCTTTCCAGGTATTGCGACCAAGCCTACCATCAACCTTAATTCCAGTTGGTGTAAGTGGTGTAACAGAAGCACCAGTCAAGTAGATCTCTGGATCTTTCCAACCATAAGACTTTGATGTTCTGGTTTCAAAATGTAGGTGTGGTCCTGTTGACTTTCCTGTGCTTCCGCTAGTGTAGATTTTATCTCCAGCTTTGACACGATCTCCGACATTAAGATGTGTCCTTGTTTTGCCGTGGTAATAAGCAGTATAAAGATTAGATGCGTGTTGAATGATTACAACGTTACCGCCAGACTGTCTACGTTTAGCAGCTGCACTTAGACTATTCCATTCTTTTGCAACGTGTACGACAACGCCATCACCAGCAGAAAGAACATCAAATGTTCCACCGTAGTCAATACCTCTGTGCATAGTGCCTAAAGCACCACTAATTGGATCTCTTCTTGGCCCAAATCCGCTTCTTTTAGCGATTCCAGGGGCAGGGTTTTGTAGTTTCATAACTCCTCCTAAAGTATAAAATTATTATATCATGCTACAATATTAGTATGACTACTCACAATATTTATACCTTATCTGACTCTACCGCTACCAGAATTACCCCCAATGGTACACACTCTGGCATGGATATTACCATCCAAAACGTTAACTTAGATGGATACATTTACGTTGGTGGCGAAGGCGTAACAGCATCAAGCTATGGATATAGACTTATGCCAAGCCACGCCATTTCTTTTGAGCTTTCTGGAAGCGATGACCTATACCTAATCGCAGAAAATGCTGACATGGATGCAGCAGTGCTTCAAATTAATCTTGAGCAGGGATACTAATGGCTAGATTTACTCACCCAGCAATCCGTAGCTATGGCTCTACTGATCTAGGAACATGGACAGTAGAAGGTGGAACTGATGGAGATCAGCCTACCTTCACTGGCGATCCACTATTTAGTGGTCATTGGACTCTAATTGATGGTCTATGTCATTTTGCAATTGATGTTGACATGGACAACATTACTGATTTTGGCTCAGGCCAATACTTTGTAAAACTACCATTTGTTGCAAAAAACAACTATCTATTTAGTGATGGTTGTCTACACGATGATTCTGGTGGAGACGAATACTCAATCCTTGGCCACGTCGAAGCTGGCTCTGACGTATTAACGCTTCTGAGTGTTGCTTCAAATGGAAGACAGGTTCCATTTGAATACAACGTTCCAGTGACACTTGCCATTGAGGATGCCTTCCACATCGCTGGAATATTTGAAATAGACGCAGAACTAAGCAGCTAAAGAATTAATCTTATCTGGCTGGAAACCTGCCCAAGACTCACCATCTGTTGTCATAACGACAGGTGCAGCCCTGTATCCCATAGCAATAAGCTTATCTAGTTCTTCAGGATTAGCGATAATATCAACTGTTTGATATTCCACCCCAATTTTGTCCATAAGTCTTTTAGTCATATCACACTGTACACAATTATCTTTGGTATAAACAGTTGTCATGTCGTCTCCTTTTCTTGAGTTGAATAAATCTATTATACATACGTTTATGAGTCTAATTTAAGATATGACTCAAAAGTTACTGGGAATTTTTCTTTAGAAAGATCTAGAACTGCCCCAGCATATTCCCTGATCTCAGACTGTGCATCATGTGGCAGACGTTGCTCCAAGAATGTCAACACACCCTGCAAAGAAGTAGTCCAACGCCAACGAACATACATAGCATATGCTGGTAGGAACAGACGAGCAATCTCTGGTGCAATGCCAGACTCCATGGCTGCATGATATTGCTTTACACCATTAGTAATTTGAAGATCAAGCTTCATAGAATACTCTTTGCCAAGATCTTCATGGACAGGATGCCCACTACCCTGCTTGCTATTCTCAGGTTTACTACGCCACTGCTTTGGAGAGGGAACATAGAACTCCTCAGACTCAGTAATATACCTACGAGAAGACTCATTCCAACCATTCTGGTCATCAACATGCGTAGAAGACACAGCGTACTTCCACCATTGACGTGCTACAAACAATGGTGCATAAACCTCAAAGGTAATTGCAGCATGTCTAAAAGGTGACGTGTGCTTCTCCCTAATCAAAAAGTTAATTAGTTTCTTATCTTGTTCTTTGATCTCGTCAGACTCTCTGTCATAAGAAACCCTAGCTGCATTCACTACAGACAGATCACTGCCCATAGAATCAACCAGTCTTACATACCCTTTATCTAATACATTAATTTGCATTTTACCCTTTCTGTCCCCTCTGTCGGACTTGAACCGACGACCGACGGATTATGAGTCCGCTGCTCTAACCAGCTGAGCTAAGAGGGGAATGTCCTAGTCAAAATAATACTGTATGTGGCCTTCGCCATCACACTTATTGCACTCTGCATTCCACTCGTCCTGATGAGAATCATAGCATTCACAAGGCAAATAAGCACTAATGTCTACATCATCATAGTAGTCACCATGTGCTACCTCAACAATGTGCCAGCCATGTGTTACCCAGCAGCAGCTAGGTGGATCGCCAAAGAAATGAAAGCCAGCACTTAGCTTAGAGTTCTCACAAGTGTCGTGATCAGTCCACACGTAGCGTGGATCTTGCTTCTTCATGAGTTCAAGATTATCTGCAGAATACTCAACGAACTTTACTGGTCTATAAGTTTTTACCCAGTCATTGTATGCTTCTTGGTATTGCTCTGCAGTAATCTCACTCATATAAATATTGTACACCCTCAAACTTTATCTGTCAAGCTGGAGCAACTGGCCTGTTCAGAAGGGTCATAGAAGCCTCCTGTGGCGATCTGCCAGCCTTTCTTGTATTGCATGGTCTACAACATGCCACTGTATTTAACCAATCAGAAGTCCCACCATTACACTTAGGAATAACGTGATCTATAGTGTTAGCATACCCGTGACAATAGGCACAAATATATCCATCACGCTCCAAGACACCTTTACGAGAATAGTGAATGATGCGTCTCTGATACTTCCACTTTGGGAAAATATACTTAATTAGTTCAATTGAATGTGGGATAGGATACGGCCCAAACCGTCCATCCTCCGATTCTACCTTGATGTACGCAACACCACGGTATAGCATAGTAATAGCTTTTTTAATTGACACAGCACCTAGGATCTCTGATCCACCACCATTATAAACAATTACAGCTGACATCTCATTCCATTATACTCTCTCTTTGTGCCCCTGGTAGGATTTGAACCTACGACACACGGATTAGAAGTCCGATGCTCTGTCCACTGAGCTACAGAGGCATATTAAATTATTCGAGCCTCCTGTCGGATTTGAACCGACGACCCTCGCATTACAAGTGCGATGCTCTGGCCAACTGAGCTAAGGAGGCAATTATTTAATTATGTTTCCCAACCTGCCCTTTTCCAGGTTCTAGCTTTATGACAGTTAGCACAAATGATATCACACTTTTTGATTTCTTCCAAAGCTGCTTTGATGCCCAGCTTAGAACCAATTTCAGTAGGAGAACCACTCTTCTCATATTGGGGCAAATGATCAAACTCTAAAATAAAATGATCGAACTTGCCACCACAATCAACGCATCCAGAATCTGTCTTAATCTTCTGGATTGTTTTTGTAATTTTCCTTCTAGTATCTGCATTATATTGTTTCTTATACTGGTATGATTTTTCAGAAGTATGATAAATAACAGATGCTACAGAATAACCAAGCTCCTGAGCTATTTCTTTATTTTCTTTTCCAGCTTTCTTCAATGCTAGAATTTTATCTTTGTCAACATTTCTTTTTGCCATCATATTCCAATCTACTATGTTGAGCGACCCTGACCAGACTTGAACTGGCGACTTCCTCCGTGACAGGGAGGCACTCTGACCAACTGAGCTACAGGGCCATATTTAGTTATTTAAGCATCGCTCCTAGGAATTGAACCCAGTCCTGCAAGGTTGGAGCTTGCTGTGCTACCGTAACACTTGAGCGATTCGCTGGGATGCCTGGACTCGAACCAGGAACCTTAGAGTTAACAGCTCTCTGCTCTGCCAATTGAGCTACACCCCACCTACATAAATAGCTTACCCTATTTCTAGGATTTCGTCAAGTGTTTCATAACCATCATCTTCAACACCAACTGCAGTCAGAAATAAGATAAAGGTTTCTTGAATGAAATTTTCAATAGCAGGAGTTTGCTCTGTAACAATCTGTTCTGCCACCAAAAATGCCAACGGCAAGCTTAGATCATTATAATCAAAGAAATCCCTTAGTGTTGGTTCATGACGATACCTTACCCATAAATCAGAAAGTATCTCACACTTTGCCTTAAAAGTTGTTTCCATACCTACCCATTTCTAAATAGTCTACTTAGGAATAAATTCCATATGTTGTTATTGAATGAAGGCTTTCTGCTACCAATTGGCACACAGGCTTCACCATTGCTTGACAATAGTTTAGCTAGATCTTCTGCTTTAATATATCCAGATCCATTGATGCCATAGTCGCTACCCCAGGAATTTCTCCAACGATAAACCTCGTATGTTTTATTTCCAATCTTCATTGCTGGATCATAGCCAGTGATTACTAGACAGTGACCACCAACAGCCTTACCAGTAACAACAACCATACCGCTTGGCCTAGTGCTATACATCCCCTTGTGCCAAGGAATACCGATTACCACTGGGCCAGTAGCAATGACAGCTCTACGAACATCATCAATTCCAAAGCACCACCTATAGCTATCGATAAATCCTTCTTGCTGCATGATCTTAGCACCAGCAAGAACAGAAGTGCCCTCATAGTCTTCACCAGGCCACTGGTCGATCTTCTGTGCCCTCTTGTAATACTGAATTGCAAGAGAGTTAGCTGAGTTAACATCTGGCTGTTCTTCTGGAGCATTAGGCTCAGCAAGAAGATTACCCATCCAACCAAAACCAACACAAGCACCTTCAGAGCCTTGATCTAGAACGATACCCTCCTCCCACATAACTCTTTCACTTTTAATTCTTTGACCTTTAAGGTATGAACTAATTCCATATCTTTTTGATCTTTTATCGTGAAATGGTTTCCAGTTTAGGACACGTTCATTATGATTCATCTTTATCTCCAAATAGTATAATCTGTATTGCTGCAGAAAGAAATTGTTCTACATAAATGTCATCTTGTAGTTTTTCTTTTAGATCTTCAAAGTCATCTTCTGGCACTGACATACTAAAAGTATATCAGAAGTCCCAATCGTCATCAGTGGTGCTCTCGTGCTTACCAATGACATATGATGATCCACTACCGCTGAAGAAGTCGTGATTCTCGTCAGCATTAGGTGACAGTGCTGCCATGATAGCAGGATTAACATTAGTTAGTTCTGCTGGGAACAATGCATCAAAGCCTAGGTTCATTAGTGCTTTATTTGCATTGTAGTGCAAGAACTTCTTTACGTCTTCTGTTAGTCCTACCCCGTCATATAGGTCAGCAGTATACTTAGCTTCATTTTCAAACAATTCCATTGTAAGATCATAAGCGTATGCCTTGTATCTATCCTTAGCTTCATCGACTAGATTGGCATAACGCTGCTGGAACTTGTAACCAATGTAATAGCCATGCACAGCCTCATCACGGATGATGAGACGAATCATGTCTGCTGTGTTAGTTAACTTAGATCTTGACGATAGATACATTGGCCAGTAGAATCCAGAATAGAACAAGAAAGACTCTAGCAATACAGATGCAATCTTTCTTTCCATCTCATTCTTG